TGGTGCTGTCATGTATTCCGTTGAGCAAATCCTACGTGATGTTAACCTACATGTAACTGCTGTTAACGATAGTGATGCCGCTAAGGCTGAAGCTGAGTTTGTTAAGAGTGTTCTTGACGACATGGATCATACCCTAGACGATCACATCTCAGAAGCACTGTCTTATTTGTCGTATGGCTTCGGTTGGTTTGAGGTTATCTACAAGCGTCGAGTTGGACCTACAGAGCGTTCTGATAAGAAGCACTCTAAGTACACTGATGGACGCTTAGGCGTTAAGAAGATTGCTGCCCGTGCGCCTTGGACTATTAGTAAGTTCGATGTCAACCAGAAGACTGGGGATGTCTTAGGTATTGAGCAAGAAGTAGGATTTATGAATGGTAAAAACTACATTCCTGCCAACAAGTCTATCTACTATAAAACCACTTCTCTTAACGGAGACCCAAGTGGTCGTTCTATTCTCCGTAACGCTTATACTTCTTATGAGTATCTTAACAATCTACAAGCTATCGAAGCTATTGCAGTTGAACGTGAACTCGCAGGTATTCCTGTTGCTCGTATTCCTGCTGAGTATCTTTCTGGTGACGCCTCTATCGCCCAGTCAGGTTTCGTCAACAACTTGCAGCAAATCCTACGGGACGTTAAGTTCAACGAGCAAGGGTACATTATCCTGCCTTCCGACACCTACCCAGATAAAGACGGTGCCCCTTCCAGCACAAGATTAGTTGACATCGAACTGATGGCTTCTAATGGTAAGCGTAACATCGACATTAACCCAATCGTTAGCCGTTACCAGCACGACATTGCTCGTTCTGTGCTTTCTGAGTTTCTTCTTCTTGGTACGTCAGGTGGTTCTTACGCCTTGTCCAAGTCGAAGACAGACCTGTTCCTCCGTGCGCTTGAGAGTTACATCCAAGCTATTGTAGATGTTCTTAACAAACAGTTGGTCGAACGTCTGTGGCAGTTGAACGGTCTGAATTATGACCTGATGCCAACTATTGAAGCTGGTGACGTTGCTCCACACGATCTTCGTGAGATTGCTTCGTTCCTTCGTAACCTTAATGGTGCTGGTATTGATGTGTCGTCTCACCCAGAGGTTATCAAAGACCTTATGGATATAGCTGACTTAGAGTATGACCAAGATGTAGGTAAACCTGACACAGTTGAGGAAGAAGCGTAATGCCAACTTTAGGTAATCGTGTATTTGACAATGGCCTAACAGTCCTTAACACAGAAGCAAATAAACTTTTGATTACATCACAAGAGGCATCCACCTTTGCAGAGGCTAATAGCACTTATGCTTTAGGTAACACGACGACACTTTCTATCGCTGCCCCATCAGATAGGTCAGGTGGTGGACGGGAAGTAGTTGCAGCAGCTATCAGTGACGGTTCAGTTACAGGGAACGGTACACCAACACACTACGCTGTGGTAGACACTGTAAATAGCCGCCTTCTGGCAACAGGTTCTTTGACTACAAGCCAGTCGGTAGCCTCTGGAAACACTTTCTCACTAGGATCGTTTACTATTGGTATCCCTGATCCTGCATAATAAGGGTTATGGGTTATGACCAGCAGGATTTTACAAGAAGACAGTAGCTTAATACTCACACAAGCTAATGGTCCTATAGTTAATGAAAATTACATTGGTTCTGATGGATTTTCTACTGGTGTACCAGAGGTTGATACAGCAACGATAGACCAAAGTAACTCTTTCGGTGCTAACGACATCCTAACGGGTAGACCTGATGTAGAAGATGCAACAGACCCTAACGTAATATATGAACAGGTGGTACAGCAGATGTTTGGTGGTTGGCCTAGACGATTATACGATCATACAGAGATTGCTATCTCTAGGGGTCATGCAGAGGGCTACAGACTTTTATATAAGTTTGGTTATAACCCAGATGTAAATGGTGCTGAAGAGACTGTCTGGGCAGAGGGTGGAAACTACCCTTGGTTAGATAATGCAGTAACAATGTTTGTTAGTAGCTCTAGTGCAAACGATACAAGTGGTGGAACAGGCGCTAACACTATCCTGATCCAAGGTCTTGATGAAGACTACAATGAGATTGAAGAGACTGTAGTTCTCAACGGTCAAACACAAGTCGCTACTCAACTCTCATACTTAAGAGTTTATAGGTCGTATGTTACACTGGCTGGCTCTGATGGTACATCGGGTGGTACAATATCTATTGCATCCTCTGGGGCTACTGGTGGTGTTCCTAATGGCACAGTGTACGCAAGCCTTGCTCTAGGTAACCAGACGCAGATTGCTGCATATACAGTACCTGCTGGTTACACTCTGTATGTAGATGAGATCAACTTCACTGCTGCGTTAAACATAGCTAACAAGAGAGTTAATGCCAGCTTTCACACTCGTAAGTTTGGTTCAAATGTGTTTACAACCAACTTTATTAACGTACTTCAAAGTAGCCAGCTTAAGCAGTTGTTCAAGTACCCTCAGCCCTTTGCAGAGAAGACTGATCTTGAGTGTAGGGTTTCTACTAACACAAGTAATAACCCAATCGCAGCCTCCTTTCAAGGCGTACTTATCAAAAATGACTAATAAGGTATCCCAATGAACATTCTTAAAGCCCAATACGCTAATGATGTCTTTACAACTGAAGCTGAAGCCATCTCTCGCAGTATGGACTTGGGGCTTGACGGTGTTACTCACGTATCTGACTACAATGGTCAAGCTGTGTTTATGCCAGCAGCAAGCCATGAGGCTTACCTAGCCTTCTATGAGCAGGGTGAGGCAGGGGATGAGCCACAAGAGCCTTCAGTGGACCGTATAGAGGCTCTCAGGGCTATTGTAGCTGAAGTGATAGGTAAGAAGATGACAAAGAGCATTGAAGGTAAAATCCTCAAGACCGACGACGAACAGCGTCTGGTCTATGGTTGGGCCTCAGTAGTAACCGAGAACGGTGAAGCTGTAGTAGACCGCCAAGGGGATGTTATCGAAGCTGACACTCTTGTGAAAGCTGTTAACGAATTTATGGAGCATGTGCGGGTTGGCAAGGCTATGCACACAGGGGAGCAGGTTGGTGTAGTAGTACACTCTCTCCCGATCACTAAAGAAATTGGTGATTCTCTTGGTATCCAGTCTGATCGTGAAGGATGGGTCGTTGCTTACAAAGTATTCGATGATGCTGTCTGGGATATGGTCAAATCTGGTGAACTCGCTGCGTTCTCTATAGGTGGACGTGCTATTAAGGAGGAAATCTAACTTTGCCTAATCTCCTAAAAAACTTGCACCTTGAAGAACTTTCCCTAGTGGATCGTCCAGCCAATGCTCAGGCAATGGTTAGTCTCTTTAAGCGTGACAATTCCGAAGAGGAAATTACTAAAATGAATGAAGAAATGGAAGCCAAAGTAAAGGCATACATGGATGACAAGGGCTGTGGACGTGAAGAAGCTATGAAAGCTCTCGACATGAAAACAGAAAAGGCTGAAGAGGCTTCTGAAGAAGTTGCTGAGAAAGCTGAACCTGAGTTTGATGTAGAAGCACTTAAAGCTGACTATGACCGTGTAACTGCTGAGAACGAAACTCTTCGCAAGGGTCTTATCGAAGCTGGCTACGTTATCAAAGCTGATGCTATCGAAAAGAAAGCTGAAGTTGAGATGATGGAAGTTGAAGGCGAGATGGTCGTTAAGTCTGACATCCCAGCCCCAGTTCTTAAAGCACTTGAAGCTGCTGATGTAGCCAAGCGTGAACACGAAATCGAAAAAGCTGACATTGAGTTGACTAAACGTGCTGGTGATACTCTCCCACACTTTGCAACTGATGTAGCTAAATCTCTCGTAGCTAAGTTCTACGAAGATGAAGCAATTATGGAAGCTCTTAAGGCCGCTGATGCAGCTTTTGAAGCAGCCATGCAAGAATTTGGTAAGTCTGACGTAGACGGCGAGTTCGCTACTTCTGCCGACAAACTAGATGCACTCGTAAAGTCCTACATGGACGACAACCAACTGAAAAAGAGCGATTACCACAAGGCTTATGCTGCTGTAGCTAAGACCGACGAAGGTAAGACACTCATTAATAAATCCTACAAAGGGGAATAATCATGGCCGTTATGCAATCTCGTGATAACCGCACATTCATTGCTGGGGAAGACCTATCCGCAGCACAATTCAAATTCGTAACTCTAGAAGCTGACGGTCAAGTTGATCTTGCAGATGCTGCTGGTGAAAACGCTATCGGTGTTTGCCTAGTAGGCGCTGCTGCTGGTAACGCTGTGACCGTATGTGTCTCAGGTTCAGTAATGGTAGAAGCTGGTGGCACGATTGCTGCTGGTGCTGCTGTACAAACTGGTGCTGATGGCACTGCTTTGGCTGCTGCAACTGGTGATGTTGTACTTGGTTACGCCCGTGAAGCTGGTGTAGATGGTCAAATCATCGAAATCGAAATGATCCAAGGCGGCAACGTAGCAGCCTAATCTAGCATTTAAAGGAAATTATAATGCCACTATTGACCCCATCCGCAGTACATATCGACCAACCGTTGTCAAACTTGACACTGGCCTATGTACAAGAGCAAACAAACTTTGTTGCTGATAAAGTATTCCCAGTTGTTGGTGTACAGCGTCAGTCTGACAAATACTACATCTATGACCGTGCGAACATGAACCGCTCTGGTGACGTTAAGAAACTAGCGCCACGTACAGAAGTTAACCGCATTGGCATGGCAATCTCCAACGCTGCTTACTATGCTGACGTATATGGCATCGGCATGGACTTCGACGAGCAAACTATTGCTAACGAAGATGCTATGTTGGAAGTTCGTGCAGCAGGTGCGCAAACACTTATCAACCGTGTCTTGATTGAGCGTGAAGAGCAGTTCGCTTCCTCATTCTTCTCAGCAGGTGTATGGACTACTGACGTAACTCCAGCAAACTTGTGGTCTGACTACACGAACTCAACACCAATTTCTGATGTAACTGCTGGTCGTCGTACCATGCAACTTAAATCAGGTGGCTTCAAGCCAAACACAATGGTTATTGGTAAAGAAGTTCGTGACGTTCTGATTAACCACCCAGACATCCTTGCACGTTTGAACGGCGGCGCAACTGTAACAAACACTGCTTTGATTACAGATGCTAAGTTGGCTGAAATCTTTGAAGTAGAAAACCTCTACGTCATGGAAGCTGTCAAGAACGGTGCTGTAGAAGGTCTAGCAGAATCTAACGCCTTCATCGGTGGCAAGAACTGCTTGTTGGTACACACACCTCGTGCATCAGGTCTTATGACACCAGCGGCTGGTTTGACATTCGCTTGGAACAACATTCCAGGTGTTAACAACTTGGGTATCACAGTAGAGTCATTCTCTGACGATGCTTTGAAGCGCCAGCAAGTTGCAGAGCATATTCAAGTTAAAATGGCATACGACATGAAAGTCGTCGGTGCTGACTTGGGTTACTTCTTCGAAGACGTAATCGCTTAAGCTACTTAAACTAAAGGGGAACCCTGAGCATAGTCTTGGGGTTCCACCCAATCATAAAAGAACATAACAGTATTCATATAATGGAGAGTCCTATGCACCCCACACACTTGGGTTGGCAGGTCGATTGGCCTGTATTCGTTAAGCTACCTTTGTTAGCTGACAGTAAGAATTGGAAACGTGGAGAACACTTTAACTGGTTAGAGCGAGGTATGCAGCAAGATAAGATTGCTACACTGTACGCTTCTGGTTATTTGTACCACAACACAGAACTAGAGGTTCAGAGTAAAGTTGGAGATCGACTATCTGAACTAGCAGGAAAAGAACTAGAGACTTTAGTTAACCTCCTTAATGCTGAGGTTAAGTCTCGTACATCAAGTACCGCAGAGTTTGAGACTAAGAAGTGTAAGAAGTCTAAGATTGATGATAAGCAACGTGGTCTTGTTCGTCGTTTCTTAAACAGCAACCGCTGGGTCACAGAAGACTTCTACGAGATTAGAGACAAAATTCTAGACTAATAAAACCTATTTGGAGACGACTATGAGTTGGTCATATGATCCCACAGACTTGGATACTACTACGGCTTCTGGTCGTCTCAACACAGTTAGACTTTTAGTTGGTGATACTGATACTATCGACCAACAGGTACAAGACGAAGAGGTTACGTTTGCTCTTTCTGAGAGTGGCAACAACGTGTACTACTCTGGTGCTTGGATTGCCCGTGCTATTGCCTCTAAATACTCCCGACAAGTTACTACGCAGCTTAGTGGTGCCTTAAGTGCTGACTACTCCGACTTAGCCAAGCAGTATAAGACCCTAGCAGACAGCTTAGAGTACCAAGGTAAGACAGCAGGTGCTTCGGTAGGTGTATTAGCTGGAGGTATCACTAAGAGCGGCATAGAGGCTGTGAGAGCTAACACTAATCGTGTTGAAGGCTCTTTCCGTAGAGATCGTTTCAAGAACCCACCGAGCTATCAAACCCCAGAGTATGAATAAGGAGTAAGACATGTCATTTCGCTCCTTTGACTTACTTAACCTCGTAAGAGATTTTGGTGAAAGCCTTACTCTACGGAAGGTTACTACGGCTGGTGCATATAACCCAGCTACAGGTGCTGTAGATAACTCAGCCACAACAGACTACACTGTCACAGCTTACCTCTATGATTATAACGTAGGTGTTCTTGCTGGTAATGATGAGGTAGTACGTGGTAGACGTAAGTGTGTTATCTCAGCTTTAGGACTAGCTGCTGTCCCTGACTTCGATGACCTTATTATTGGTAGTGGGGATGCTGTAAAGATTACTTCTGTTATCTCAATCTTCTCTAATGGTAGTGCTGTAGGTTACATCTGTGACGTGGGAGAATAACCCATGAAAAGCAAAACGGTTAAGGTCATGCCATCTTTCTACAAGAAAATGGAGCAGCTTGAAGTTGAGATAGAAGATGCACTCAAGAGTAAGCTGATGAGAATTTCTAGTGAAGCTGTTAACTTTTCACCCGTAGATACTGGTTCTTATGTAACCTCCTTCTCAATTTCTACTGGTGCTGGTCGCCCAAGAGGTAGGTCATCTGACAATAAACCTAAAGGTCAAAACGAACAGTCTATGAAAGACTTGGGTTATGACCAGTTGGTGTCAGACATAAACAAATTAGACTTGTTAAACACAACTAGCTTTACTTTTAGAAATGGCTCTCCTCATGCAGAGGCTGTAGAACATGGTAAAAATGCTAGTGATGGTACAGGTAAGACTTGGGCCAAGTCGAACATGTCTGGTGGATATAAAGTCTTCGCAAAGATAAGGAACTTACATGGCTAGTATCCAGAATGATATTCGGGCCGCACTTGAGAGCCACTTAGCTGGAACATCAGGTCTCCCCTCAATAGCCTATGAGAACGTAGCCTTTGAGCCAACAACAGGTACTAGCTTCCTTAAGGTTCAGTACCTCCCTACAGCTACACGACCTGCTGTAAGAGGATTAAACCCGCAGTTAAGATACCAAGGTATTTTTGCTGTAACAGTCTTCACCCCCGAAGGTAAAGGTCCAGCGGCAGCAGACGACTATTCAAATAAAGTAATAGACGCCTTCGCAGCAACTACTGACATCTCGTTTACGAATGGTGATGCAGAAACAATTAAAGTGTCTATTGACTACGCTGAAAGACAGCAAGGTATTATAGATAGTCCTTGGTACTTTGTTCCGATCAATATCGGCTGGTACATCTACAAATAACTTCCTATAGGAGAAACATTATGGCCTTTGCACAGGGTTCACGCTCCAGTCTGTCTTTCATCGTAGAATCTACGTTTGGTACGACACCTGCTGGCAACTTCACTAACCTTCCTTTCAGCACACACTCTCTTAACCTAACTAAAGATCGTGTAGCTGGTAACGACATCCAAGCTGACCGTATGCCTCGTGTAGACCGTCACGGTAACCGTCAAGTAGCTGGCGACATTGCAGTTGATCTACGTGATGCTGACTACGATGCTTTCCTAGAATCAGCTATGCTTAACACTTGGGCTACTGACGTACTAAAGGTTGGTACCACACCTAAGTTCTTCTCTATCGAAGATTATGCTGCTGACATTGACCAATCTCGTGTGTTCACAGGTTGCTCAGTCTCAAGCATGGCTATTTCCCTCGCCCCTAACCAGATGGTAACAACTACCTTCAGCATGGTTGGTAAGGACATGGTTATCAGTGGTACAGAGAAGACACAAGATGCTGCCTCTGGTGCTGCTCCATTCGATGCTTACTCAGGTGACATTGCAATCGGTAACGTAGGCGGTTCTTCTGCTGTAGCTATCGTAACTAGCCTAGACTTCACACTGAACAACTCTTATGCACCCACATTCGTCATTGGCGATGATAGCGCACCTTCCCTTGAGTATGGTCGTGCAGAAGTTGAAGGTACACTAACAGCTTACTTTGAAGATGCGTCTTTGATTAACCGCTTCTTGAACGAGACTGAAACTGAGATTGAAGTATCTGTAGATGATCCTACAGGTGGCAACTCTTACACATTCTTGTTCCCTAAAGTTAAAATTAACTCTGCTGATGTTGGTGTCGATGGCCCAACTAGCCGCATGATCTCTATGTCCTTTGTTGCTCTGTATGATGCGACAGAAGGTACTAACCTTAAGATCACACGCCCAGCATAAAAGAATACCTAGCTAGGTACGTGGAGGCTCTGAGTCGGGTCGGGGTCTCCACACTTTAACCACCCGACATAATCCCCTGACAAACCCATAAAGGAAATCCCGATGGACCTTAAAGACCTGACACCGAAATTAGACGATATTGTTGTAGAGATCAAGCACCCAACTACAGGTGATATTCTTAAGAATGACGATGGCACACCAATGACTATTACAGTCCTTGCGCCTCACTCTAAAGAGTATAAGAAGCTGCAACATGAGCAGATTAGCAAGCGACTAAAGAAAGCACAAAAGAGTAAGTCTCAAGACGTTGACTACTCTGACATTGAAGAGGCTACCCTAGAGGTTCTATCTAAAGCTACGAAGGCTTGGGATATTACATTCGGTGGAGAGAAGCCTAAGCTGTCTGTCGCTAAAGCTAAGAACATTTACGATGAAGTGTTCTGGATCAAGAACCAGATTGAGGAAGAGGTATCTGACTCGCTGGATTTTATGAAGGTCTGATTTGTGAGTTAGTTGAGTGGGCTGAACACCAGTTCAATCTCAACAAGCCAGATCAGAACGGAACTACAGAACGAGAACATCTTGAACAAGTAGAGAGGCAGATTGGACGTAGAGTAGAAGCATTGGAACCCCCGACACCCTTCCCTGTGCTACTATCCCATGTCTGGTCTGCCTTTATTAGTTTAAGCTCCAGCAGAGGTTCGGGCATGAATGGCCCATTACCTATAAGCTACGAGCAGATTAAGGCTTGGAAAGAACTAACAGAAACATCTATCTCGCCTTGGGAAATTGAGGCTATTAAGAGACTTGATTTAGAATACTTGAGGGTGGCAAATGTCTGACATTAAAATTATAGTGGATTCGTCTGATGTTGTTACCGCAGACAACAGAATAGAGAATCTAGGTAAATCTGGTTCTGTAGCTGAGAAGGGTATTAGCAAAGCAGCTAGGGGTGTAAACCAGTTCGGTACGGTTGCCAAGAATGGTGGCAAGAAACTAAATACTTTTAACATGCAGTTACAGCAAGGTGGTTACCAGCTACAGGATTTCGTGGTCCAGTTACAAGGTGGCACTAGCTTCTTCACTGCGTTTGGCCAACAGGGTTCTCAGTTTGCTGGTGTGTTTGGTCCCCAAGGTGCCGTAATTGGTGCTGTCATTGCTATCGGTTCTGCTGTGGGTGGCATGGCTTACAAGATGTTAAATGCTGGAGATGACGTTAGAAATCTAGAGCAAGCTATGTCAGATTTGGAGGACAGCGTATCTTCATATGCCTCAGCAACAAAGAAGGCAAGTGAAGGCACTTCCTCTATAAGAGAAGAGTTTGGCTACACCTCAGTATTATTACAAACTATCGTAAGAGACTTCGAAGAGTTGGCTAGAATAAAGGCTTTGGATCAGGTAGGTAAGGCTGTATCTAGGCTCAGGGTTGACCATTTAAATGGCTTTCAAGGAGACCTTGAGAACATTGCAGACCTATTAAACTTGGACGGGTGGTTTTCTGCGGCCAGTGATGACGTAGCGCAGTTTGATGGCCTCCTTAAGGGTTTAGAGGACACGTCTCGTTCCTTAAAGAGTAGGTTGGAGAGTGCAGTATCCCTTAGAGATATAATTCTTGAGAACTCTGGCGGTCTTAAGAATATGACGGACCTGCAACGACCTTTTTACGAACAACTCCTTTCTACAATAAAGCAGATGGAACTTCTAAGTAAGACTATTGACAAATCCTCTGATGCAAGCAAGCGGCAGAATGAGTACATTAAAGAGATGAGTGACCTTTTCACAGAGGTCAGTTCTGGATACATGTCTGTCGCTGCTAGTCAAACAACCTTAAACTCTCAAGCTGCCGATTACATAAGTAAGATGACTGAGGTTTTTGAGCTTTCTAGTCAGCTAAAAGAAGAGCTTGGGGAAGCTGCCTTTGAAGCCCTAAGACTAGCTAATGTTGATATGGCATCTGGAATTGATGCGGCTACAAAATCCGCAGCAGAACTGGCTGCACAGATGGGCGTAAGCCTTGAAGTGGCCCTTGCTTTACAAAACTTAGGGGCTACAACAGATAACAAGTTTATGAGTATGTACGAAGGCGGCAAGTTTGGTGCTGCTGGTGGAACGGGTTTCCGTGATACAGAGTATTCTAACTTGTTGGATAAAGTTAACAACCCCAAAACATCTAGTACATCTGGTGGAGCTAAAGAATCCCCACAAGATAAACTAGCCAAGTACCTGCAAGGAAAGCAACAAGAGCTTGAGCTTGAAAAGCAACTTGTAGGTGTCTTCGACGAAGAACGACAAATACAGACTGAGTTGTTTAATATACAGAATGACTACAAAGGTGTAATTACAGATAACCAAGCTGAAGAGCTTCAAGGCACACTTCGCCAGATTGAGGCTGAGAAAGAACGTCAAGTGGTTCTAGAGGAAGTTAGAGCAGATCAACAACGTCTGCAAGATACTATTACCTCTAGTATGGAAAATGGTTTCATGGCAATGATTGATGGCACTATGTCAGTCAAGGAAGCCTTTAAGCAAATGGCTGCTGACATTATCAAAGAACTTATGCGAGTTTATGTCGTACAGCAAATGGTCAACGCAGCTAAAGGGTTCTTTGGCGGTGGTGGTGGCCTCTTCGGTGGAGCAAGCTGGTCTGCTAACGGAGATGTTGTTGGTAGCTCAGGTATTCAAGCCTACGCTGATGGAGGTGTCGTCAACAGCCCAACTATGTTTAAGCATGGTGGTGGACTTGGTGTTATGGGTGAAGCTGGACCAGAAGCTATCATGCCACTTAAACGTGGTGCTAATGGTAAGCTAGGTGTTCAGATGGAAGGTGGCGGTGGACAGAACGTAGTTATCAACCAGTCATTCAACTTCCAAGCTAATGGTGACGACAGTGTTAAGAAGATCATCGCACAAGCTGCACCACAGATTGCTCAGATGACTAAGAGTTCTCTACTCAATGATCGCCGTAGAGGTGGCGCAACTAAAGCTGCATTTGGCTAAAGGAATAACAATATGGCACTAAGCTATCCATTAGATACCCCAACGTCTATTGGGATTGAGAGTATTGAGTTACGTGCTGTAAACGCTGTAGCTACCTCTCAATCTCCCTTTACCTTCAAGCAGCAGATCATCTCTCATGGTGGTCAGAAGTGGGAAGCCTCAGTTACTATCCCTTCGGTACACCGTGATAAGGCTGCTCAGTGGAAAGCTATGTTAGTTGGACTTAGGGGTCCAGTTGGTACATTCCTACTGGGTGACCCTGACTATACTACACCACAGGGTACTGTTAGCTCTTGTACTCTGACTGGTAGTGCTGGTGAAGATACGGTTACTGTTGTTATGACTGGCACACTAAAGGCTGGTGATTACATTCAGCTAGGCTCAGGGGCATCAGCTAAGTTACATCAAGTACTACTAGATCAAGATGGTGATGGTATCTTAGAGATATGGCCTGCACTACGGTCTAATTATACTGATGAGGCTGTTACCTTCAACTCACCAAAGGGTGTATTTAGGTTAGCTACAAATATGACTTCATGGTCAATAAACAATGCGTCAACATACGGCATCTCGTTTGAAGCTGTTGAAGCTGTGATATAAGGATTACACTACTATGGCTGACAAGAAGATTACTCAACTTAATAATATCACTGGCGCTAACCTTGTTGACGCTGATGAGTTTGTCGTTGTTGACATCTCAGCGGATGAGACTAAGGCTATTACACTTGGTGAGCTAAAAGAAGCATTTGATGCTGGCTCAGGCTTTGTCCGTGTAACTGGCGACACTATGACGGGTGACTTAACGGTACCTAATGTTATCACTTCTGGTAACGTAGATGGTCGTGATGTATCAGTGGATGGTACAAAGTTAGACGGTATTGAGGATAATGCTGACGTAACTGATACAACTAATGTAACTGCTTCTGGTGCCTTGATGGACAGTGAGGTAACAAACCTTGCTCAAGTTAAGTCTTTCGATAGTTCTGATTATGCCACATCTGCTCAAGGTACACTAGCGGACAGTGCGGTACAGCCCGAAGATTTAGCTACGGTTGCCACCACTGGGGCTTACAGTGACTTAACAGGTACGCCTACACCCTATGCCAACTCTGATGTAGACACCCACCTTAATGTAGGTACAGCAATTACTGGTGAGTACCTTTCATGGAATGGCGCAGACTATGATTGGGCTACAGTACCAGCGGGTTATTCTGACTCTGATGTAGACACTCACCTTAATGTAAGTACAGCAACATCAGGTCAAGTTTTGTCGTGGACAGGAGTAGACTACGATTGGGTAGATGATGTAGGAGGGGGTGGGTTATTTAAAGGTGACAACGGCACGGTTGGTACAGCCACTGGTGCAGCCGACATCTTCCGCATCAATGAGCAGACCCTCAACACAAACACAACTATTGACGCAGATGAAAACGCAAGTGCAACTGGCCCATTGGCTGTAGCATCAGGTGTTACTCTGACTGTCACAACTGGAGGGAACCTTTCAATAGTATGACTTGGAATATTCCCATAAAGCCTGATGATGCTTGCATACAGTATTTAACTAGCAACTATCGTTACGATGCTCTTACTGGCCTTTTTTATTGGATCAAAGATGGCGGGACAGGTAAGTCAAAGCACTTTTCTGGTGACGCTGTATCTGGCAAGTTCGGCGGCGGATACCTAAAGCTCTTTTCTGGCTCACGTTATCTCAATGCTTCTCATGTTGCTTGGTGGTTTGCACACGGAGAATGGCCTCCGCAAACTGTAGATCATATCAATAGAGACCCGCACGACAATCGCATTGAGAACCTTAGACTTGCTGATGCGTCGGTACAGTCAAACAACCGTAGAGGTTGGAATGCGGAAGGTTTGCCAAAAGGCGTTCAGCGTAGAGGTTCTCGCTTTCGGGCATATAGAAACAAGACACACCTTGGCGTTTTTGATACAGTAGTAGAAGCCAAGCAAGCATATGAGGGCGCACATGTCTGATATTAGAGCAAATACGATAAGTGATGCGGCTGGCACTGGCCCCATCGACTTGTACAAACAGAGTGCTGCGAAGGCTTGGTTTGACCACACCCAAACATCAATCAACCTTAGCTTTAACCTTTCTTCTATTTCGGACGAGGCTACAGGTTTGGTCAGGGGTAACTACACAAGTCAAATGGCTAGCGCCCATAACCCCTTGTACAGTAGCAACATGAACACCCGTTCGGGTGATCCCCAGAACTACTCAAGTGGTTTTGCATCAACCTCAACCTCAACTTTTTACTATATGGAGAGGGAAGCTTCTACTGGTGTGGCCCATGACATGTATAGGATGGGTGGCGGAGTAGGGGGGGACCTAGCATGAGTACATTAAAGGTCACAAACATCCAAGCTACGGGTGAAACAGCTAGTCGTGCAGTGTCAGGCGTTGCGGCGGCTTGGAGCAATCACAACCCTTCTGTTGGATCAATTAGGGACAGTTTTAATATCTCTTCTATAACTGATTTGTCCACAGCCGCAGACACTTTAAGTTTTTCCTCAGCTATGTCGAGTGCAAACTATGGTGTCTCAGGCACAGCCAACGGGTCTACAAGTGGAGTAAATGTGGGCAGGTTTCTTTGCCCATACAATTACAGCACTTCTTCTATTACCGCTGTGACGCAAAGAGCTGACAATAGCGCCGCATCATCCCCATTGGCAAATCTTTCAGTCCACGGAGACCTAGCATGAGTACATTAAGCGTATCAAACATCTCCGATGGCACAGATACCGTCGAGACAGGCTATGTGGTCAATGGGTCTGCGAAGGCTTGGGTTTACGCTACCTCGTCTGCGTCGATATCTTCTAGCATGAACGTCAGTGGTTCGACAGACCACGGCACAGGTGAATACACTTACGGATTGATCTCAGCTATGGTTAATATTCAATACTCGCAGCAAGCGTCTATCGCAACAAATACTAGAGACAGAATTGCTCAAAGAGATGCAGGTAGGGACGCTGCTGATGTTATGGCTGTAGCAACCAGCAACGCTCGTACAAACACCGCTGCTGACCACGCTCACGCAGGTTTAATTATGGGAGACTTAGCATGACACATGGACACCTCTGGGATCGCCTAGCAGAAGCCAAGTCTCGCCTTGCACCTGTGCAGTCAAAGTATCGTGTGCTGTTCGAGAACCCAGCAGAGCCTGATGCACCTGCCTCTGTGCTTGTGCCTGACCCTAACTGGATGGCTGCTGCACTGGCTGGTGGTGTACTGCCACCCATCGACACATACCTTCGTGACCAGAACGTATCTGACGGACAGCCCAAAGAGCATCCGTATGCTGAACCTATCGGAGCTATGACCGAGGAAGAAGCCATTGAGTACTTGGTCAAGAAGGACATCTCGCCACAAGTCTGGCGTGAATACAACGGTAACAGGATCATCATGAAGATCGTTCCTGTAGAACTAATACCAAGCGACAGATCATTTAGAAATGCTTGGAAGATC